ACTACGAATAAAATAGGATGATTATTAATAATCTTACCTTGTTCATCGGCATTTACTGCTTTAATGTAAGGATCTAAATCCTTTTGACTTCTTACAGTATCATTGAATAATACAATGTAAACTTTATTAACTTTCCATTGCATTCTAGTAATATCAGAAAGAAATTGTGGTGCATAAAATCCTCTAGTATATTTAATACCTTTTACTTTAGTAATTCTATCTACTGAGTTATGAGAATGCTTAACTTCTATATGTCCATAGATACCAATCTCTTGTACTATGTCATAAATAAATCTACCAATCTCTTCATCATTAGCAGAGATAGTAGCTACATGTAATAACTTCTCAAAGTTAGATTCAATAGGTAATGACTTACTTTCTATATACTTTATGATTTTTACCTTAGCTTCATCTAACTGTCTGGCTAAGTCATAAAAACTCACACCTTCACTCATTAGCTTAAAGCCTGCATTAATCAAGTACTGTGCTAAGATAGCTGTTGTAGTAGTACCATCACCACTTGACTTAACTGTCTTCTCCGATGCTTCTCTTACTATTTCAATTGCCATACGCATAATATGGTCATCAGAAGAGACTTGTTTAGCTACGGTAACACCATCCTTAGTAATTCTAGGACGTTGTGTCATAGGGTCATTAAATAGCACATTCTTACCTTTAGCACCTAATGTTACCTTTACTGTGTCTGCTAGTATATTTACACCCTCTAAAATTCTTTCTTTAATTGTCTTTTCTGTATATGTAGTCATACTAATATCCTCTTGATTTCCTTGTAACTCTTTAATTCTATCCTCTTTTCTTTTATCCATAGTCAAATAAAATGGATGTGGCGGTAAGTCTATTTCTTTACTCATACTTCAATTGTTTTTTCTTATTCTTACTCTTGCTTTTCTTATTCTTCTTTTTCTTTTTAAGTTCTTTTAAACATATTACTTCCGCTTTCTTCTCTACGAGAGATTTTAAGTTCCGTTCTTCATGAATAGTAGATGCTAAGAAACCAGCTTCTTCCCCATAGCTAACCCAAGCCACCATTGTTACAGGAGGTAGTAAAGGTTGTCCTTTCTCATCTAAGCATTTTTCCCAAGTATGTAGAATGTGTGACCGACTACCAAATGAATGTATTACTTCCACTACATCCATTAATTCATCCATCCTAGTGACTGGATTATTAAGCCAATCTTCAGGTCTACAGTAAATTAATTCTTTCGCTTTTTCTTTTAATCTTTCCTTCTTACCCATTACTAGCTTTTTGTAGGTTTATTTTTAGCTTTTATCTTTTCTAGTTTTTCTTTGCTTCTAGCTTCCATTTGTTTAACACTTAGATTTTGTTGTCTATTAGCATTCTCTTGGCGATCTTTCATTTCAGATTCTTGGGCTTGTTGTTTCAACCTAGCATCTTCTTGACTAATCTTCAAGCGTTCAATATTCAATTTTTCTTGGTCATTAAATACTTGATTTCTAAATTGTTCTATTTCTAGCACATCTGGAAGACCATCTCTATCTCTATCTTTATCAGGGTCCCAAGCTAATGCTGATATTTGTTTACCTAAAATATCGTATTCACCTTTTAACTTAATCTCTTCTAGGCTATGTGCTCTATCAGTTTCCTGTTCTTTAGATGCCATATCTTGAAGTTCTTTTTCATGCTCTCTTTGTTGTTCAGCCATTTGGTCTTCACGACGGTCTATATCCTTCTCTATGCCCATTAAATCTTCTTTGAACTCTATAAGGTTATCTGCACTAAGTAACTCCAGTAGAGTAGAAAATTTAGCCTTGTCATTTTGAATTAAAGACTGTGCAAATCCTTTAGCTTCTTGAAGTGTTTGATAGTCTCTAGTATTATTACCTACTCGTACTGAGTATTCATCTTCTAATGAGATTAAGTTTAAATCAATTAAAGCTATTTCATCATCCGACAATAATTGCCTAACGAATCCAGATTCTCCATCTAATGTTTTCACAGCAGTTTCACATAATGTTTGAAGTACTTCTTGCCACATCATTTCGTGACCTGCAAAGATACTATTAGTAATATTTAATGATTGTGCTAAATCTCTCTGATTATCAGTAACATTAGTACTGCTACCTGTTTGAGCTAATCGTTGGTCAGATACACCTGCCGCAGTCTTCATTTGATTTTCTACAAATTCTAATAGTTGAGTGTAATACGTCAACTGCTCAGAGTTAGATAAATCCAAACGTTCTGAAGGCTTAGTAGTATAAGCTACATTAGTACCTTGTGTATGAGCCAATGGATTATATGGTAGGTAACCTTGGTCTATAGCAAATTGCATAGAACGTTCGTATCCTACTTCTTTATCCATCATAAGTATGTTAAGTAATTGGATTACTCCTTTATCTTGAGTAATAAGCTTCAACCACTTAGAAGCAATAATGTAATAAAGTTTTTGCCATGGCTTAATTCTATCCATAACACATACACTAAACGCATTTCTGTTATCATAAACATATCCATGTACAGGCATCTTAGTCTTATACGGATTTAAAATAGATTGGTACGCATTCTCGTAAGGTTCGATTTTAGCATAGATGTCACCATTAATACGAACTCCTTTCCATATTTCTGGAATCCAAATCCATTCTAATGACCTAGCTTCTCCATCCTTACTTTCCCATTCAAATCTAGTTCTAGCTTTAGAAAACATATCAGGCTTATAACTAGTCTTAGTTGCTCTGTCAGGAATTGGGTATTCTTCTTCTACAATAGAGGCTACACCTTTACCGTAGTCATCTTTATACCTAAGTATACCTGCTCTTCTTTGTGACCTCCAAAACACTGTATATACTACAGCATAGTTTTCATATCTATGTCTTGACTTATCCGTGGCATATAAACCTTCTGATAGTACATTAGTAGTACCAGATGAAGGGACAGTTGCTAATGGGTGTTTAGCAGTATATTCATACTTCTTAAGATTATCCCAATGAGATGGGGATTCTCCATTTTTAGAATGGAATTTAGCATCAGTACCAAACACCTTACTATTGTATTGTTTTAATCTTTCTATATCTTTCTTGTGTAAACTATTGCCATACTTATCTAATACATCTGATACAGCCACTTCTTCTTTATAGCCTACGTAATCTGAATCCTGTATAAAAGGAGAATCTGAAGATTTGTGAAAGAATAAATTAAGTGCATTAATTTGCCTTACGTAAGGTATCTTAGTATGGTCATCTACACATACTTCAACAGCTTCAACTCCAGCAACTAGTGCATCTTCAAATGTAGCATTCTTCATCCACTTCAGATTTTGAGTTACTGCAATGGATTTCAAAAGCTTATGAATAGTTTTCTCTTTCTTAGATTTAAAATTGGTATATTTATCCTCTATAGCTTGAGGATTCAATATCTTCTCTTCCTTAATCCTAGCTTCTTCTGTTATCTGTTCTATTACTTTCTCTGCTTCTTCAGGCGGAAGGTCTTTAGTCTTTAGCCCGGTAATAGCTTCTGTAATGGCAGTTTGTTTTTCTATCTCAAGTGCTAACTTACTATCTAAATAGTTACGATACTCTCTTTCCTTATCTCTTAACAATTCATTAGTTGCATTAGGTGATAAATTAATAACACCAAAAGACCAAGGAAGTCTTGCTTCTTCTCCTTTCATAACCTCAATTATTGTATGAGTCTTATTAAAGGGTTCTACAAATTTCTTACCTTCACCACTTGCTAATCCTAATGTATCACAATACTCTCTAAATTCTTCTTGGTTAACTTGATTATTCTTTAACCTATAGTTTTGCCATATGCGAAACCAATCATTTCCGAATTCATCGGTACGTGACGAAATTGCATCTACTTGGTTAATTCTCCACTGTCTATCCTTCTTACTAGTTGGTAGTCGTTGTTGTTCAAATGCTATCATTATAAATTATACTTTCATTTTTAAATATCGTTATACCACGATATACTATCTTTGGTATTTCCGTTATTCCTTTGATTTTCTTTATGAATCATTTTCTCTTTAGCAGTACCATAGTTATTAACATATAAACCTTTCCAAAAACTTGATACTGAATCAACTCCATCCATTTGACGTGCATGGGCAAGAAAATCTTCGTTCCAATGTTCATTAATTTGTATAATAGCACCCATCAATGACATTACTGTATCGAAGTTACCTTTTCTATTGTACGCCATTAATTCTTCTAGTAAAGCCCTATCCTCTATCATATCTAGATTCCTTGCACCTTCTATTTCTACTACTTCGTCATACTCATTAACTACTTTTCTATTATTATGTCTAGTAAGTAACCATTCCAATACTAAATCTTCTCCAATTTGTTTATGTCTTGTAGAACCCATTGAGTGTCCGTACTCTCTTAACAATGTTTTTGAATTAGGTAAATACTTAGAAATAGTCATCTCAGGCTTTAACATTAATCTAGTTAATTGTTTCTTCCTAATGAAGTATTGCAATATACCACCATCTCTATCGTTTTCAAATGTAATCTTAGCGTTGTAATATTTACTAAGTTTCATTAATAATTCATGTACATGCTGTTGTGGACGGTCGTTTGCTCTACCTCTATAAGTACAAACTATTCGTTCACATCCAAATTCGTGAACATACTTAGGTGTCTTCATCACAATGATAGAAGTCATAGATTTACCACTTACTGTATTTTGTCCAATTGGATCCACACTTATAATATATGCTCCATCAGGTACTTTATTATGTAGTTTCCTTGGAGCCTCATACCTTAGTAGACAACCTTCTTTATCTAGAGAAGTTACCATACGCTTATCCATTGGAGTTAACTTATTATCTAAATCCACTTGAAAGTATACAGAATCTCCTGATTCCACTAATTCACCTTTAACTCTTAAACCTTCATATCCATGCTTAGATAATCTAATAGCAGAATCTCTAGCGTATAAATCAGCTACAGGGAATACATTACCTTCAGGTGTTAAGAATGCTTCCTTTGGAGTCTTACAATATTGCGTAAGGTACTTATTAAACTGAGACTTATCTCCATGTTCTTGTTTGATTTTACGCTCCTTATTAATGTAAAGCTCTGCAACCCAGAAAGCAGCATTACCATTACTATCTAAAGCAGCATAAGTTCGTCCGTTAACTGTTACTTCAGCTCCGAAACAAGCCCACATCTCTGGCACAAACCATCCAGCTTTCTTCTCTGTTCTTTCGTATTCATATATATTATCGAAAGCCGCTAACTCAGCAGATAATGGTTCATTAAATAATTCACTAAAATCATAAGAATGACCTTTCTCTCCATTGGCTTTTACCATAGAACCTCCTGTACCAAATATAATTGCTAATCCTTTTATAATAGCACCTGGTTTTAGTACTGGTCTAGTAAACTCCCAAGCATCTTTAAGTTTTTCTGTCTTACCTGCCTCTTCAAAATAAACTCTATCTGCACCTTCTCCTGCAGCTTTATCTGGTCTGTTTGCTAGAGACACTGTTGAGATATTAGATAATCTACCTTTACGTACAGTAGTTTTAGTATTCTGTAATCCAAATGTAAACGAACCTGAATCAGCAGTCATAGACATAAGTATATGTTTCCAACCACCATTAGTTCTAGGATTACCTGGATCTTTTCTACCAAAGGGTGTGTACTCAGTTAACCAGTCAATAATTACTACACACTTCTTAAAACATAGAGAAGCATCTCTACCTGTATCTGAAGCAATAAGTACTTTAGGGGGTGATGAATTCTTACTCTTAGGGAATGCTGTAACCCATACAGCACCAGAAGCTGCTTTAAATGAATATCCTTTACGTCTACTCTTAGCAACTACAATTCCTACTTTCTTATAACTCTTAGGTAAATCATATAAACTAGGTCTTTCTCTTGCATCTATCTCTTTAAAGAAATAGTAATCCATTACAAGGAAATGTGGGAAGTCACGAGAACCTACCATTTCTTCACTGTGTTCATCTTTCTGCATTAACTCAATAACACAGTAGTTTAAGTAGAAGTAAAACTCTCCACTAATTCTAATACCACAAGGTTCACCATTAACAGTTGGTTCATAGCCATTAATTATCCGTTTAAGCTCTTCTTTCCAGAAATTCCTATAAGCTATAGTACCTTTAATATGCTGTGTGTAGGAAGGCATTAAATTAGTTCCTACTACAGCGAATTTAGAAGCACTGAATGCTATTGCTGCAGGACGAAAAATATCTACATTAGTAAACTTCAAGTAATCCCACATCGTATTTGATACAGGGTCTTGAGTAGATAATCTACTTAATTCACCATAGAGTTTTTTAAACTGTGTATCTTGTATACCTTCAGGTATAGCTTCTTGTATATCTTGTTCTGTTAATAATTCAAATACATTGGGATTTATCCACCTCTTTTCTCTAGGTATATATAGTGTATTATTCCTAGTCTTCTCTCTAGTCTTGTTTCTCGTTTTGTTTTTCATAAGCTATTTCATTCATTAAACTGTCCATGAAAAATTCTCCTATAATACTATCTGCATTCTCTCCCTTAAATACAGAGGTAGTTACTTTCTTCCTTAGTAATAAAGTAGTTTCTATTGTCTTCTCCAACTTAGGCATAGTATCCATAATCATCTTAGCAATCTTCATCTTCTGTTCTTGTAGATCTAATTTCATCTTCATAAGTTCTACCTTCTGATGAATAGAATCTGCCATCTTTATTTCTGTATCTATTTCTGTTAAAATTTTCTCCAACTGGTCTGTATCTTGCCTTAATTGACCTAAATCATCTGCTAAGGCATCACAAGTTGCAACAGCAGCATTTAAGGCTCTCTTCTCCGCTGTGCCGTCTAATGACTTATATTTAGCTAATGCTGCAAGTACTCGCTTGGTAGGTTTCCATCTAGACTTACCTATAAAGTCTTTAATGATTTCATCTTCCTTATTCTTTCTATCAAAGTAAGGAGATGCGTACTCCCACATATGATAGATGTAAGCTAACTCTTTTGCGTAGTCTACCTTCTCTTCTGTCTTATCTCCTTCCCATAACCTTTTAAATTCAGGAATATTAATACCTACAGGATTTAAGTAAGGTTGGTCGTTTATTACCGTAAATAACTTATCCTTTAGCTTCATTTATTATAGTATTTACTTTTCTACGGATACTTCTAAGTTCCCATTTACTCAGTTGTTCTAGAATATCTAAATCAAAATCATTTTTAACTTCTATACCTGCTAAGTCTACATCAGGTATCTCTAAATTGTGTTCTTCTTTAAATACTTCCCATTCTTTTTCTTCTAACATTTTACCCCATTTAAGTAGAGCATCTTCTTTATTAGCAGCATAAAACAAATGTGGTGTAATACAACCACATTCAGTACAAGCTCCTTTATCTAAGCATTCCATACATAAGGCTGCTCTGTAAATAGCTTGTTCTTGTATATGCAAATCTAATTGCATAAAAGAACTCTTCTCCTTAAATATGTTTATATTACCTTCAATAAAATTTCTAATATTACTTGGTTTAAATAATTGCTGTATCTTCATGATTCTAATATAATTTAATAAAAACAAAAAAAGTCGATATATTACATACCGACTTCCTAACTAACTAAAATGTGTACTATTTTATTTATCTTTTACAATCCATTTATTTATAAATCCTATCCAACTTAGTAACAATATAAATCCTGCATACAAAGTAAAATGCATTACTATTGTATTCGTTAACATACTACCAAATGTAGCTACGTAACTCTTTATACTATTAGTGGTACTCATTAAGAAAACAAGTACAAGTATTACAGAAGTAGATGATGCCAATACTTTTTTAAATCCTACATATTGTTCTATAGAATGTCTAATCGCTAGGAATGGATTGTTAGAATCTAGTCTATCAATCTCAACACTAAGGGCTACATTGTTATTAACTAACCTAGTATTATCTTCTACTTGCTTTATGCTAGTATTAATACTAGTTTGATAGGCTACTTCTAATTCTTTAGACTCCTCTATCATAGTATCTTTCTGTGCCTTATCATTAACTCTTTGATGTACTAAACTGTTTAAAGCTTTCTTTGCTCCTGTAAACTTATCCATTACTAAGTCTAGTTGACTAGTTAGCATTTTAGATTTACTCTCAAATCTAGCTGCTTTCTTCTTAGCTTTAGTAGCTATACTCCTAGCAATTCTTAAGTCCTTACGATAAGGTTTAGTAATCTCATAAGTATCTAATTCTACTTCTACTTCCCTAATTTCAATAGTAGATGCAATAGTAGATTCACTAGCATTACTTAATTCGTATGTTAGTTGTTCAATTTGTAAGTGTAAACCATTAATAATCCCTTCTTGATTCTCCATCTCTCTACTTAAATTCCTATCGTATTCCCTTTCTCTATTTGCACATTCACGTTCTAAATCCTGAATAGTATTTCTTAGATCATTTGCTTCTCCCATCTCTTCAAATATTAATTCTTGTTTATCCACTTTCTACTATTTATTTTAACAAATATAATACATCCATTGCTAATAGATAATTAATATTACAGCGACATGATTGTAAGAGAAGCTACTAATGTAGCTATTACAGTACCTCCAATTATAAATAATGCTGTATTCCTTTTCTTTACTTTATGCTGTTTACTTAATAAGGTTGAATACTTATTTAATGCTACAACGTTAACCTTATGTTGTAAGTCA